CCACCGGCGCCAACGACAGCGACTTCACTCTCTGGATGCAACCGTAATCGCGGTGCGTTGCTGGCTGGTGCCGCGCGGCGCCAGGCTCGCGCATGTCTTTTCAATGGCCGCTCGCCAAGCTCGATATTATTGACAGCGCGTTAGTCGCGACCGGCGACAACCTCGTGGCCGTCGTCAACGACGGCTCGGACGAATGGAACGTCGCATCGCCGGCTTACGAACGCGGCTTGTCCTATGCGATGGAAAGTCATTCCTGGGGCTATGCCACGCAGACCATCGTGCTGCAACCGTCGTCGACACCGCCGCAGGACACCGATTTCGACACCGCCTATCCGATCCCACCCGATTGCGTGCATGTGATTTGGATCAAGATCAATGAAAATAATCCGACTACCTCAAATGAACCGTTTCTGACTTTGTGGAAAATCGGCGGCACGACGCACGGCCCGGTCATTCTGGTTAATGCGCAAGGCGGGCCGCCGCCGCCAAATCCGCCGGTGACGCCGGCGCAAATCACAATGTTTTATATCTCCAATGCCGGGCCGCTTTGCGATGCCACGTTCGGCACGCCGACATTGATCCTGGCGCTGCAAAGCTTCGTCATGTCTGGCATCTATCGCGGTTTGCATGAGGACATGGCCGAGGCCGACAAATTGTGGATGGCCGGCGAGCAAATGTTGCAACGGGCGCGAACGCGCTACGACCAGCAAAAACCAAAACGGCAATTCTTCAATTCCCGCATTGGCGCGGTACGCCGGATCCGCCGGCCGTGGCCGCAAGTCGGGATTAATAATTGGGGCTCGGGCTCAGGCGGCGGCGGTCTGCCAGGTTAAGGCGGCAATGGCGATCCCGAAAATTATCAACGCACAACGCGATTTTTCCGCCGGCGAGATCGACGAGACCGCCAAGCGCGCCGACGAAGTACCGACGCTGAAAACCGGCGCCCGGCAAATGTCGAACTGGCGCATTCTATCAACCAAGGCAATCGAAAACCGACCCGGTCGATCGGTGCAGTTTACGCTGTCGGGCGCGCCAGCCGGCCGTGTCGAAGAATTTACGATGGCCGGACAGACATTCTTTCTCGGATTTTCCGGCGGCAGATTGGGCGTTTTAACCTCGACCGGAAATCTGCTGTTTCTCACCTCGACTTTATTTGCGGCCAATGGCTCAACAGTTCCTATTCCATGGAGTAACAGTGTCGGCGGGATTGTTTGGGCGCAAATTCAAAATGCGATTTATATCGCTTATCCCGACGGCTATCCGAACAATTGTCCGCAAGTCCTAAGCTTCGACGGTGTGTCGACGTTTACTCTTTCGGCTTATGTTGAAGCCGTGGACGGTGCGCAAAAGCGCACGATATTTTATCGCCTGTCACCACAAAATGTTACCCTGTTGCCGAGCGCTACAACCGGAAACATCAACATCACATTTTCCGCCGGCGCGCTCGTTCCAAGCCTGGTTGGCACACGCTTGGAGTATGCCGGCCGACAATTGACCATCACCGGCGTTTCTTCGAGCACCACGGGAACGGCGACCGTCAATGAGGCATTGCCGCCCGGCCAGGTGCTTACACTGTCCACGCCGGTCGGTTCATTCAATATCGGTGACGAGGTGAAAGGCTCGATCAGCGGCGCTACCGGCATTGTCACTACCGCGGCGAACAGCCAACAACTTTTCGGCATACCCAACGGCAATTTCAATGTCGGCGATAACGTAACGGGCGGTACTTCCGGCGCCAGCGGCACCATTACGCAAGTGGTCTTTTATGGCCAGCACACCCCTTATCTGATTGTCAATGTTCCGTCGGGACCGCTGTTTGTTACCAGCGAGACGGTGACCGATCATAATACCGGACAAACCTTCACGTCTTTTATTCGCGGCACCTATACCGGCACCACAATGACGGTACAGGTATTGCCGACCGAAACCGGCAACATCATTCTTTTTACCACGACCGATCTTGTTGTCGGGCCGTCGGGATCATCGACAATTTCTGCTGTTGCAACTACGACGCCGCAAGCGATCGCCGTTTGGGATGACGAGCTAATGAATTCGGCTCGCGGCTATCCGATATCGGTGTTTTACGATCAATCGCGTTTGGGCTTCACTAATTTTCCGCAACTGCCGCAAGGCATCGCCTGGTCGGCGATCGGCGTGTTTAACGACTTGATGGTCGGCGCCTTACCCGACAATGCAATCTTTGAATTGGCGCCGGACAATTCTCAGGTGCTTTACGTCATTGCCGGAATGGAGAGTTCGGAATTTGTTTTTACCGATCGCGCGATTTACTACATTCCGATTTCGCCGAGCTTTCCGCTGGAACCTGGCAGCATTGCATTCAACAAGCTATCGGATTTCGGTTGCTTGATGAACGTGCAGCCGCGGCGCGCCGAGCAAAGCATCATCTACATCAAGGCCGGCGGTATGCAAGTCGGCGCGGTGCAGTCGCCAGGCGCCTATTATCGGCCCTATGTGGTCGATCATGTCACCGAAATGCACAATCATCTGTTTACCGCATCGCCGCCGGCGTCGATCGGCATACCTTCCGGCCCGTTGCCGCTGCAATTTGGTGAGCTCTATATTTACATCGCGCTCGCGAATGGCAGTCTGGTTGTAGGGCATTATGCCATGCGGCAGGGCTTGATCGAACCGGGGCCGGAAGGCAAGCCGTCGATCGGATGGGTGCCGTGGAACGGCAGCGGCATGGTTGCCTGGGTCGCGGCCCGACAAACCGATGTTATCTTTACATCGAACTATGAAGGTATCGGCATCGTCGAAAAGCTCGACAATACACAATATCTCGACGGCGCGTTGTTTGTTAATAATTTGCCGCCCGGCCCGACATTGACGCCGCCGCCCGGCAAGGGTCCGCTGTTTTATTTTCCCGGCCCGAACTCAACCGTATTCCTGATTGATAACGGAACCCGGTTCATGGGAACCTATAACGTCGACGCCAACGGTTTTATCATTCCGCAAAATATCGGCGGCGAGAATTTGGCATCGCCGAACCTGGTCGCGGGGCAGAGTTGGCTTTCGATCCTGGAGATTTTCATGCCGGGTGCGCAGCCTGGTCAGAGTGTGCAACAGCGCATGTTGCGCCGGCGCATCTCCCGCATGGCGGTCGATGTTTCGTTATCGAGCGGTTTTGTCATGGCGAAAGCCTATAGCGGGCCGTTGGGACCGTTGCTGCCGACGTACGGCACGACTATGAACTCGCGGCGCATTCCGGCTTACAATCTCGGCGACGACGCCACGCAGCCGGCGCCTTTGCGCGAGGAAATGCAACGCTGGCGCCCGCTCGGCCGCAACTTCGATCCGCGGGTCGGCGTGGTCAAGGACACGCCGGGGCCGTTGCTCATTCACGAGATAGCAATTGAGGTAACGGTGTAATGGGCCAGGCAGCATCAGGCGGCGGTATGTCATTGGCCGCGACCGGCTTTAAACTCTATGGCGATTACTTGGGCGCGCGCGGCACCGAACAGGCCGACATCTACAAGGCGCAAGTGCTGGAGCAGCAGGCGCAATACGGCGACCTCAAAGCGACGCAGACCAATGCGCAAATGACCAACCGGCTCGCGGTGACGCTCGGCCATATCGACGCGGTGCGGGCCGCGGCGCATACCGACATTTCATCGCCGACCGGCGCCGCAGTACGCGGCTTCCGCGAGGAGCTCGGCACCGAACAGAAGGGCATTGCGGTCGAAAACATCTTGCAGCAATCGCGCATGGACGAAAGCAACGCCGCGTACCTACGCAACGCCGCGCACAATGCCTTGGTGACCGGTAACGTGCAGATGCTCGCCGATACGTTCGGCGCCGCCGCCGGCGCGATCAAGGGCATGGGCGGCGATGGCACGCCATCGGCTGGTGTAAATCCTGACAGTCCAGAGGGTCAAGTCGCCTATTCGGCTTCGATTTTCCCATAAATGGCCGAAGCCCCGCGCCTTGAAATAACCCCGCAAGACATTCCCGAAGCAACGAGCCGGGCGCCGGAAAGCCATATCTCGACCGGTGATATTGTCGGGCCCTATCAGCAACTCGCGCGCGGCATGGATAGGCTCGGCGAGGGGCTCGAGGACATGGCGACGACCTATGCCGAGCGCGCCGGCGCCCAGGCAGTCACCCGCGACGAGCAGGGCAATATCCATGTCGATCGCATGCCGATCTTTGGCAAAGCCGGCGACGCCTATGCGCGCGCGGTACGGGTTGCCGCTTTGGCCGAGGGCGAAGGCGCTGCCAAGCGCGCCGACATTGAGCTACGCGAGAAATACCGCGACGATCCGCAGGGCTATCAGAATGCCGCGCAAGCCTACAAAGACGCGACAGTCAAGCAATATACCGCGGCGGCCGGGCCGGAAGTGGGCAACGCCGTCGGCCAGGCGATCGACAACACCACGACTTACACCTATCGCGGTTTGCTTAACGAAAAAGAGCGGCTTGATTTGCAGCGCGCGGAAAGCCGGATGACGGCCGGCCAGAACGATGCCCGCAATGATCTAATGGCATTGGCGCGCGCCAATGTGTCGACCGACGATCCGGCATTCAAGGCGGCGGTCGACAAATATAATACGCTCGCCGACGAGCGTG